ATGGAACACCCCATGAATCGAATAAAAGATCTAGTATTGGTGAAGGATTTGAAGATCTTTGGTTTGGTTTTGAACAAGAATATTTTATTCGAGAAGAAGTTAATGGAAACATTTTGGGTCACAAGAGAAACATCCTTAAAGGACAAGGTGAGTACTACTGTGGTGTAGGTCATAATGTTGTTGGTCGTCCATTTGTTGAGGAACATTTGAATATGTGTTTAAACTATGGTATTGATATTACAGGAACAAATGCTGAGGTTGCTTTAGGTCAGTGGGAATACCAAGTTTTTTCAAAAGGAAAATTACAAGGCGGAGATGATCTTTGGATGACTAGATATTTCCTATTTAAGATTGCTGAGAAGTACGGTTATCACATTGAACTTCACCCAAAACCAATCACACACGGAGAGTGGAATGGATCAGGACTTCACACAAACTTCTCAACAGACATGATGAGATTTGATGGTAACGAAGAATACTTCATGTCACTATTTAACGCATTTGAATCAAGACACGAAGATCATATCAAAGCTTACGGATCAAACAATAACCTTCGTTTGACTGGTGAATATGAGACACAGGCAATTGATAAATTTAGTTGGGGTGTATCTGATCGTGGAGCATCAATTAGAGTTCCACAGGACACAGCAAAAGAATGGAAAGGATATGTTGAAGATAGAAGACCAGGATCAAATGCAGATCCATATAAAATTGTTCGTGAGATCGTTAATTCATTATATGTAGCTCAACTACTTTATGATACAAAAACTATGATCAATAAAGATGTTAATTTAAACGGTCTTAGTGAAAAGTATGGAACTATGTCCAATGAAGAATTATTAAAAGAATATAGAGAAGAGTAATGGATAAACAATGTGTATGTGGTGGTACTGGACTTTGTCAATGTCCTTCACCACAAAAAGAACAAGTAAATCATCCTCAACATTACGGAGGAGAAAATAACCCTTACGAAGCAATCAAAGTAATTGATGCTTGGGATTTAGGGTTTAGTTTAGGAAATACAGTAAAATATATAAGTCGTGCAGGAAAGAAAGGAAAAGATAAAGAACTCGAGGATCTCAGAAAAGCGTTATGGTACCTCCAACACCATATCCAAACACTCGAAAAATAAAACTGGGTTTGATAAAGAGATTAATGTTTGGGATGCTCTTACAACACCAAACGAATTATTAAGAGAAACTCTCATCAACTTTATGTGGGGTTTTCTCGGGAACTCTATTGTAGTATTTGCGGCAAAAGAACTGGACTTTTTAGTATTGATTAATTATGTTGTTTATTACATTCTGATTTCTTATATTGTGAATAGAAAGAAATATGAAACAATGTTAGGCAAGTTTATTATTCTTCCCGGATCCGCAGCTGCAGGGGCTTTTACAGGATATAAATTAGCACAAATGATCTCAAATTTTATTTAAAAATGGGAAAAGATTGGAATCTAAATGACTTTCAAGGAAGGTCAAAAAATCATGTAGAAAGAAACTACAGAATTTTAGCATTTTCAATTATTGTCTTCTGGTTGTATTTGATGGGAATTTTAGTTTATAAATTTATTAATTTTTTATTTTAAGATATAACATGAAATACTACAAGTTTACATTAGGACACAGAGGGGCTGAAGTCTACCCATTTAAGTTAAACACAGAACAATACAACACCTTCCAAGACAAAAGAGTTGAGTTCGATGAAATGGATTACGATCAGATTTGTGAAGTTTTGGGTGTTGAAAGTTATTTTGACTCTGAATTAGACACCCTAATAGGTCCATATCCTGAAACTTTCTATTTAAAAGTAGAGGATGAAAACGGAAATTTAGTCTATGAAACGGAAGAACTTAATCGTGAAAAATGTGATTATGAAGAAAAGTATTGTAGTCAGGATGCTTATCTTATTATAGAAGATCATTGTAAAGGTAATATATTAGTATATGACATACCATTAGAAGAAGAATTTGATGTAGAAAAAATCAGATTTGAAGTTAAAGATGTTGGTTGTAGGGTTGAAATTGTCACAGATATGTTCTATGATGATAAAAGATATGAAATTTATAAATCATTTGGGGATATGACATCAAAAGGTTATTATTACCACATAACAGCAGGAATTTAAAAAATGATAGAAACAGGAAAAATTATTAACGGAGATTGTATTGAGGTGATGAAGACATTACCTGAGGGTAGTGTTGATTTGGTAGTCACTAGTCCACCTTATGGTGTTGGAATCGACTATGATGTTCACGAAGATGATGTGGAATTTGAAGATTATGTTGAATTCGCAAAGTCTTGGTTGACAGAAGTTTATAGATTACTAAAAGATGATGGTCGTATAGCCCTTAACATTCCTTATGAAATTAACAGACAGAAAAAAGGTGGTCGTATCTTTTTTGTCTCAGAGATGTGGCAGATCATGAAAGAAATTGGTTTTGGATTCTTCGGAATTGTTGATTTGGAAGAACAATCACCACACAGAAGTAAGACAACGGCTTGGGGATCTTGGATGAGTCCAAGTTCACCTTATATCTATAACCCAAAAGAATGTGTTATATTGGCATACAAAAAACAACACATCAAAAAAATCAAAGGTCAACCACAATGGACTGGCGAATTAACTGAAATTGAGAATGAAGATGGTTCTAAAAGGAACAAAATGGTCTATGACGAGAATGATAAGAAAGAATTTATGGAACTTGTGTTTGGTCAGTGGAATTACTTTGCAGATACTAAATCACTTACCAAGGCAACTTTCTCGATGGATATACCAACCAAAGCGATCAAGATATTGTCCTACAAGAATGATGTAGTCTTAGATCCGTTCTGTGGTAGTGGTACATCTGTAGTTGCCGCTGAGATATTAGATCGTAGATGGTTAGGAATTGAATTAAGTCCAAACTATTGTGATGTTGCAAGAGGCCGAGTTCAAACTTTTGTAGATGAAAAAAAACAAGTTAAAATAGAATTGGTTTAAATAAGTTCTACTTGATCACCATCGTTAATTTTGTATTGTTTACAAGATCCACCTGGTAACTCAAGAACTAAATCGCCATGACCCTCGAAGTGATCACAATCATTTTCAAAACACGGTTTACAGTTGTGATGTATTTTAATAATTTTGTGATTTTGAATAAAAATAATATCTAAATGGACTAAACAATTTTTCATCCAAAAGTTATGTGGTTCGTCTTTCATAAAAAACAACATACCATCAAAACCATCAAACTTTTTTCCCATCATACCTTTTTGGGAATCCTTTGAGGTTAATACAGTTTTAACATCGAAAAGATTATTATTTATTTTTACTTTCATATTTATAAATATCTATGAAGAAGTTTAGAAAAAGTGCTGGTGTTATTCTTAAACATAATGATGAGGTTTTGCTTTGTAAAAGAGGACCAAAAGAAACATTACCTAACATTTGGTCAATACCGGGTGGTGGTATAGAAAATGGTGAATCGCCAGGACAAGCAGCAATAAGGGAATTTTATGAAGAAACCAATGTTGAGATTACTACCGATTTAGATCTTGTTGGGATCATTGACAACTTCAACGACGACGGTACAAAAAGAGGGATGATGTTTGTGTTTCTTCAAAACACTGAAGAAAAAAAAGAACCTGATTTAAAAAATGCAACTCACGGACACGAACACACAAAATGTAAATATTTCAAAAAAGATGAAATTCCTACACAAAAACAAAACAAACAACTTATAGAAATTTTAAAAAAAGTTTTGAAGTAAGTTTTTTCAAGTCAAAAGTTTTACTATATTTGTATAAACAATTGATATATGATAAAAAACACTATAAACCATAAAATTAATATACTTAACGAAAAATTTGGAACAATACTTTCTGAATCTTTTGTTGATCCCATCCAATTTAAAATTTTTTTAAAAATGGTTGATGGTGCTTTGAATCTTAAAGAAGACCTTTCTTTTTATGATGGTGATATGTTTTTGGTTCATATTCCTCATAAAATATTGAAAGAATCTATTATTCTTACAAGTATGACTCCTGTAAGTTTAGGTGATCAAGTAAGAAACAAATTGGAAACTTTAGTTTGATGTAAAATATAGTTTCTTTGTTCTATAAAAACAAAGTGGTGGAGTTAGAAGACATTTCGATGTCGACCTCTTAAAAGGTGGGATTTATTCTCACCTTTTTTTGTTTTCAATATATTTATTAAGAAAAACATTTATGAAAAAATTAATCTTAAGTGAGAAACAATATAGTAGAATCAAAAATTTTATTGTAGAAACGGCAATTCTGAATGAACAAACTAAAGATGAAATTACGCAAGTTCAACAAAGATTGAAAGATTGCTTCCAAGCAGACTTAGGTAACTCAGGACCAAATGAAGATGGAGTTGATGGGATTTGTGGGGAAAAAACAAAAGCGGCTATAGAAAAATATACTAATTATAAATTTGATTCAAAATTGGCCTCAGACGATGATGAAGAAGATCAAGGAAATGAAGGGGATCTCCTATTGAATCCAAACGCAGAAACTTTAACATGAAAATATTAGGGCCAACATTAGACGGAAAATATTTATTCACATCTAAAGGTTTTTATGTTTGTGAAGAGAAAAAATTTGTCAAATTTAATATGAACATGATACCTGAAATTCTGAAGGTTGTAAAAAACAATGCTAAATATCAATATAGTAACGGTTTAATTTCTTTAATTGAATATAAATTAGAACCAAAAAAAGTTTTGTATGAATTTTTTAAAGTAATTAGTCCTGATAATTGCAAGTTGGTTTTAAAAGAATGGGACAAAGAATTTGGACCAAAATTGGGTTTAATTAAAGAGTCCTCAAACAAGTTAATTTTAGAAAGAGAAATTTCTAAATCTTGGAATGGAGTTGAAATTATAATAGAAGGATTTTGGGATTGGTTGAAGAAAAAAACTGGACAAGTTTGGAGTGGAATAAAAAATGTCGCCACTTCGGCCATAACTGCAATTGGTAAAGGATTAAAGGCGGTTGCACAAAAAATAATAGTTCCTATATTAAAAAAAGGAGTTTTACCTTTATTAAGATGGATAAGAAGAAATTTACAGTCATATGGTGGTATCATTTTTGATTTAATTATTTCGGTGACCCCAGGAGTTGTTGTAATGAAAATTGTATGGACATTGATAGTTCTTTTGGATGTCTATGAAATAGGAACAGGTGACTACGATCCTGCAGAACCTGAAAGAGCAAAAATGCCATTTGTATTATTAATTACGGATATAATTGCACTTTTGTTTACATCTGCAGCAGCTGCAGGTCCAAAACTCGCACTGAAAATGGCCGTCAAGTCAGGAACTAAGCAACTTGGAAAAGGGCCTGTGAGGTCCCTCCTTCAAAAATTAGTCACAGCATTTCCAAAAATAAAAGGGTTTGTGGGACAAGCAAAAAACTTTTTAACAAAATTATTTGGTAAAAATGTTATGTCTTTTTTTAATAAAATATTTTCTTTTTTCGATAATGTAATTGACAAAGCTTTGGTTTGGATAAAATCGTTGGTTGGCCAAACGGCTAAAGTAAGTGTTGGAAGATTATTGGCAGGAACTATTGGTGGGGTTGCAATTGCAGAATTTATGAAAGATTCTGAACTCAAACTTGGTGATAGAGGAGAAAAAGTAAAAGCCGCTCAAGAAGGTTTATTGGCAATTAAAGAAATACCTGAAGAATATGGTGGATTTAGCCAACTAAATTATTCAGGACCGGTTAATGGAGTTTTTGATAAAAACACAGAAAACGCTGTAAAACAACTCCAACAGTATTATAATAAAAAAGATAAATCTATTTCTGTCACAGGAAAAATTGACCCAAAGTTGGCATTTGCTTTAGGCGTTGAACTCCAACCGACAAAGTTTGAAAAAATGGTTGGTTCAGAGAGCATGAAAAAATTTGGTGAGAAAATGTTTGCTTTTGAAAAATGGATTGAAAGTTTGAAAGATAAAAAATAATTAATAAAAACAAAATGGATTTAGACAAAAAAACTATACAAGAAATACAAAGATCACAAGAGATAATGTACGGTAAACTTTTAACGGAGGCAGTACCAATAAGAAATGTGGTTTCGACTGCTATCGCAAATATATTGAAAACAGAAATTGACGATGTAATTAAAGCCGCTATCAGGACAATGAAAACTGCAGGGACTAAAGTAGATGATTTTGCTAAGGTTCAAAAGTCTTCAATTGAGGAATTACTTAAAAGAGTTCAAAAAAAAATAAGAGGTAATTTAACATCGTCTGAAAGAGCAGGAATTTTTCAACAACTAAGAAAAAATCGAAGATTCACAAAAAAACTCAAAAATGCCCAAAAAACTGCAGTAGGAACTGGTAAAAACGAATTGATGGTTTTACCAAACACAACTAAGTATGAGGTGGCAAGTTTATCCACAGCCGCTAAAAGTGAAATAACCCCTTTTGTCAAAAATGAAATTGCAGTTCTGAACAAGACTGGAATTTCTAGAATAGGTGATTTTAAAAGTTTTTTAACCGCATTTGAACAAAAAGGTATAATAAATACAACATCGAGCGGTGCTAGAACAATCTCAAAAAAAAATCTGTGGGCTTTAGCGATTTTATTGGGTGTGGGATTTCTTACGGTAAAGGATGAGGCTAAAAAGAATGGTGTTGTACTTGAAGGATCTTCGGATAATAATGTTAAGGGCGGCGGTTCAGAATACAAACAAAAAAATGTTCAAACTTTTTATCCAATTGTGAAAGATATACCCGTTTTTAGTACGCCAAAAGATACTGTATGGAAAAAAAGTAAAAATGGTGCATTTGCCAAAAAAGAATTAAAAACAGGATTTACAAGATTAGGTTTTTCATGTGAGAATTATAAAGATTATGACTTCATTTATGCAAAAAAATGGTTTAAAAATAAATTGTTAGGTTCAGTTTTGAAAAAACAATTCTGTAGTGGTAAAACTAATGATCCTGAAGTCCCTGAAGTCCCTGAAGTTCCAGATCCAAACACACCTCTCGTTAGTGGAATAAGTGGTAACAGATACACATTTGATTTTGGAACAGTAATGAAAGCGATTGATGATACAGGAAAATGTCCAAGAAGTGGGTCAAGCAGTTTATCAGGAACCTCAGGTACAAGTGGAACACAAGGTACAAGCGGTACTGCAGGAATAGAAACCCCTTTACCAGTTTCTAATAAATTATCATCAGAACTTTATTACAAAATGATAGGAAGTTAAAATAAAGGGAGTTTGACTCCCTTTTTTTATGCCGTTTTTTTTCTTACCTTTGTGATATGGAAAAAATGATTTATTTAGTGAGAGGAATACCAGGTAGTGGTAAATCAACATTTGCAAAAACTTTGGGTGGAGAACATTATGAAGCCGATATGTTTTTTATAGATGGGAACGGTGAATATAAATTTGATGGCTCAAAAATTAAATGGGCTCACGAGTGGTGTCACGATATGGTTTATATGGATATGATAAAAGAAATACCAAAAATTGTCGTTTCAAACACATTTACTCAAGAATGGGAAATGGAAACATATTTTGAGATGGCAAAAAAATACGGGTATAAGGTATTTTCAATCGTAATCGAAAACAGACACGGAGGGAGTAGTGAACACGGAGTTCCTGAAGACAAATTAGAACAAATGAAAAATCGTTTTGAAATCAAATTATGAAAAACTTTGATAAATTACTTACAACTGGTGTAGTGTGGATCACATCTGATACTCACTACCATCACAAAAATATCTGTCGAGGTGTTACCAACTGGCGAACACAAGAAGGTGATATTCCCGTAAACTCAACTCGAGACTTCCGAGATCTTGATGAAATGGATGTTACAATTGTGAACAACATAAACTCAAAAGTTGGCCCAAATGATACTTTGATTCATTTAGGTGATCTTGCTTTTGGTGGGTTTGAAAGAATTGAACAATTTCTAGATCGTTTAGTTTGTAAAAACATTCACTTAGTCTTGGGTAATCACGATCAGAACATTTTAAAAAATAGACAAGAAATCCAAAACAGATTTTTATCTGCTCAACATTATCTTGAGGTTAATATTTGTGATGTAGATTTTGTTTTATGTCATTACCCACTCCAAAGTTGGCACGGATTAAATAAAGGTGTAATCCATCTTCATGGACATGTTCATTTGTCCGCTCAAAATAAATGGGGTAACGGAAAACGATTGGATGTTGGTATGGATGGTAACAATATGTATCCATACAAAATAACTGAGATAGTTCACATGATGGATCGTCGTGAAATTGGATCTGATTTGAGTAACGATCACCACCTTGATGATTTGGTTGGAGTTGTGGGATAAACCATAACACCAATATATTTATTATTATGAAAAATATTATTATCACCGAAAGTCAATTAAGACTAATAACTGAAGCTTTAGGGGTTCCTGATAACATTTTAGAAGCTGCTGATACGCTATACGATATCGTTGAAAAAGACATCAAATCAATAGATAGTATTAAAGATGAATATGAATTTGATGGTGATATCGAATTAGAATTAGGTGATAAGAAAAAGATCAAAATTGATTCATATAACCTTGAAGTTAATATAGAAACTGTTGATGGTGAAGAAGGTGTATTAGACATTATCTCGATGGGGATGGCGGGAGCCTTTGGGTTCAATAGGGATGTGTATATGAAAGAAACTCAACCATCAACAACTTTAGATTTAACAATTACTTTTGCTGTTGGTGACAATTGGAAACCAGAAGAACTTATCGCTAAAATGGAAGAGGAAAGAGATGAAAATGTATCGGCTTTGGCTCATGAGATAAAACATAAATACGATAAACAAGCTAAAGAATATAGTCGTATGGGTCCTGATGCTGTTTATCAGGCAACACAACAAAAAGGTAATTTTGCAATACCGGCAATCGATAGAGTTTTTTATAGATTTATGTATTACATTCATGCAATTGAAAACCTTGTTAGACCAACAGAGGTTGCATACTCAATGAAAAGAAAGAACATTACAAAATCACAGTTCAAAGACTTTTTAGAGGACAATAGAGTTTATAAAGAATTATTAAGAATAAAAAACTACACTTTTGATAATTTTATACAAGATTTAAAACAACAAGAAGATAGATTGGATGCTCTTTTAGAACACATCGGTGAAGACCCATCTGACATGTCTATTGATGAAAAAATAAACAAAGTATTAGAAGTTGTTTATATTGATTTAGTAAATAACAGAATGGATTTTTTTATGCAAATGACTCAAGGTCCTATGGATGACTTTTTAACATTTGGAGCACAACTTGGAATGATACCACCAGGATTTGAAGAAAAAATGAAACAACTTCAAAAAACAAATGAGATTAGACAAAAGTTTTTATCACGAACTATGAGATATGAAAAAAATCCAACTAAGTTTTTTGAAGATGAATTTGAAGAATTTAATTATGTTGCAAACAAAATGTTAAAGAAAATTTCTAAACTTTACGCAATGGCAAAAGACGACGAACAAGTTAGTGAATCGATTCTAAATTGGGATCTTCACCAACAAATTATGGAAAAAAAATATGGAAAAAGAAAAATCGAAACAAAATACAAAAATTGGAATCTTAAATAAATTATTGGTATTCTTACCATTTCTGACATTATCTTTTATTTTAAAATTACCCGAATATAAAGGAATTGCTACTTACTACGGACAGCATTGGACAGGTAGGATGACAGCTTCAGGGGAAAGATTTCATGCCGATAGTCTAACCGCAGCTCACAAACACTTCAAGTTCGGAACAATACTAAAAGTAACTAATCATCATAACGACTCAGTTTGTTATGTTAAAGTTAATGATCGACTTCCAAAAAGTTCTAAATTCATAATTGATCTTAGTTATGGTACTGCAAAACAACTTAATTTTTTAAAAAGAGGTGTGATAAATGTCACACTAACACCGGTTGATACTGTTGAAATTAGAAAATAATAAATCAAAATGGGAGTTTGCTCAATACACCATAATTGATATACAACAATCAAATAGTTCTTCGTATTTATTATAGTACCTCGACCTGCCCATGGTATATGGGGGTTTCCAATTAGGATTCTTCAAGTGAGTATAATAATTAATGTGTTTTAATTTTATACGCAATGAAGAATTTATTATTATCGATTTTTGTTTTTTTTACAAGTTTCGTCACTTTATCACAATCTTGCACTCATTCAATCTATTTAACCGATACTTGGGGTGATGGATGGAATGGAGGAAGAGTTTCCGTTAGTGTAAATGGAATAACTGTATTAACTAATCTTGGATCAACCTTCACAAGTGGTTATGGACCATTAATTTTTAATTTCACAGCATCATCAGGTCAAATCATTAGAGTATGGAGAACAACATCAGGAACTTTTCCTTCAGAAATGAGAGTTCAAATAAGAAATAACACAGGAACAATTCTACTAAATACAATACAACCCGTAACAGGAACCGCAACTACAGGTGGTTATACTTGTGTTGCTTCGTGTTCTGGTGGTGGAGGAGGAGGTTGTGTTAATTTATACGCCTATGGATCATTAACTGCACCATCTATACCTGGTGTTCATACAATTAGCACTTGCACTTATCAAGAAGAATATAATACCATTTTTAATATTGTATCGGGAGGACAATATAGATCTACATATAATTTAGGTGGCTACATTACTGTAAGACATTCATCCTATAACGGAACTGTGGTTGCTACTGGTTTTTCACCTTTAACATGGACCGCACCAATATCAGGGACTTATTATATTCATTACAATACTAATTCATCATGTGGGACTGCAATTAATTGTGGAACGACAACGATTGAATGTCTTTCTTGTTCAGCCCCTGCTGCACCTGTAAATGATTTAGTTTGTAACGCAACTTCTATCTCATGTGGTCAAATTGTATCCGGAACTACGGTCAATTCCACTAATAGCGGAAATGGAGAAAATGGTTTTTGTAATGTCTCACAAACCCAACCTGGAGTTTGGTATATGGTTCCTGGAAATGGACAGATTATGACGGCTTATCTTTGTAATACTGCTTGGGATAGTAAGATCTCGGTTTTTAGTGGTCCTAATTGTTCATCTTTAACTTGCGTTGGTGGTAACGATGATTATGGGCCAACATGTGCCACATCATCAGCATCTTATCAATGGACATCAACCGTTGGACTAAACTACTATATATTAGTTCATGGATACAACTCAAGTAGCGCCTTTCAGGTTGGATTGATTTGTTCAACACCACCACCCCCTAACCCAACTTCAATATCTGCAACTTCAAATATTGTTTGTAACGGAACATCAACAACATTAACCGCTAATGGTGGAGTGGGAACGGTTTATTGGTATATTAATGGATGTGGGGTAACTCAAATCGGAGTTGGAAATTCCATCACGGTTTCACCTACTACCACCACTACTTATTTTGCTAGAAATTATAATTCAAGTTTATTTAGTTCAGGATGTGCATCAACAACCATAACGGTGAATCCAACACCAACAGTTTCAGTAAGTTCAGTAACAAACACAATTTGTTCGGGATCTAACACACAATTGATTTCATCAGTGGGGAATACTGGAGGATCACCAGTAACATACTCATGGTCTCCATCTACAGGACTAACAAATCCAAATGCACCAAGTCCTTTTGCATCACCAACAAGTAATCAATCATATACACTAACGGTGTCATCAAATGGGTGTTCGAATGCGACATCAACAACAATAACCGTAAACCCTTCAGTTGGATTTGTTTCCACAGTGTCGGGGAACAACACAATTATTGCGGGAACTCAAGAAACATATTCTATTACACCTGTCCCAAACGCAACATATCAATGGGCATACACAGAGTCAGTTACCGCACCTTTATGGAATAACATACCAAACTCTAATACACCATCAATATCTTTTTATTGGCCTCAAACAACAACCAATGGATCTGTTAGAGTCACAGTTTCAAATTCATCAAACTGTGGAACTCAAGTTAGATTTTTTAATATAATAACAAATGGAGCATTACCTGTTGAACTATTATCATTTGACGGAACTTGTAATGATAATCTTATCACATTAAATTGGAGAACTGCTACTGAACATAACACATCTCACTTTGATGTTCTTAAATCAAGAGATGGTGAAAATTGGTCTAAATTAACAACCTTGAATTCTGCTGGCAACTCAACTCAAGAATTAAGTTATACAACAAAAGATGAAAATGCAATTGACGGAAACAATTATTATAAATTAATACAATATGATATTGATGGTGTTAGCGATGAATACGGACCGATCAATGTTATTTGTAATGGAAATTCAAAAGGATATTTTTCAACATTTCCAAATCCAAGTTCAGGATCTTTTCAAGTTGTATTGAACAATAAAAACATGATCGGAAATGGTAAAATTGAAATTCAAGATTCAAAAGGCTCAATTGTTTTAGAAAAAGAAATTGAAATAAAAGGGGGTATTAATTTATATAATCTTGATATGTTAAATATTGTGTCAGGAGTGTATTATATAAAAGTAACATCAAACGAGTTTTCAACTAACACCTTAAAACAAATAATCAAGTAATATGGAAATAATACTCGTTGGATTTTTGATTATCATAATGGTTTATTGTATCAGAGATCTTGTCGAGTTATTTTTCGAAATTATAAAACTAAATTTTTTAGTTGGAGTTTCTTTAGTGGTCTTAATTTTAGTTTCAATATCTTTATTTATTTATTATGAAACAGCATTTCTTTGTGATTTACTAAATAATGGAATTTTTAATTGAAATAATTTTCACCCATTCAAATTAATTTCTTACCTTTGTAAGGTGAAAACCCCCTGTAAAGAATGTCCACACTTAATTCGTAATCGTCATAATGATATGATTGTTGATTTCGGTCGTAGGACTGGAAAAAGACACAATTGTCATATGACAGAGGGGGTAAAAGATTTGTGGAATGTTAAAGATAAAAAGTTTGAATGTTATGGCTCAAAAAAAGAAAAAGTTTAGATTACCAAGAAAAACAAAAAAAAGATTAGAAAAAGATTTTTATACTTATCCAAAAGATAATAATAATTCTTATCTTGTGGCTTGGCCATCAAAATACGAGGAAGATTATATTACATATAAAAAAGGTTTATTAAGAGGTTTAAAAGAAGAATCAAAAAAAAGATTAAAAGATGAAAAATAGAGAGATAATTTACGGAGTTTGTGATAAGACAGGATCTTGCGAAACATATTTTGGATTCTTCAAAACTAAAGAAGATGCTGAACACGAAGTTCAAGTTCAAGCAAATAGACTCAAAGAGGATTTGGGTTGGATGAATATTGAAATAAAAAACGATAGAGCCATAGTTGAAGGAAAATTAGTGATAATAATTCACCAATATGTTCTTCGATGATTAAAAGGTATTTGATTGTTTTCTTATCTGCTCTTATATTAGAGATTGGAAGCACATTTTATATTACTGTAGTTGCCGACAAGAATTATCTTGGAATGTTATTTTTTGCATTCATCGGACCATTTTTATCATTACCTTTCGTGGGATTTATGGTTGAGTCAAAGACTTGGAAAGAAAGATTAAAATTGGCTTTATGTTCAGGGCTTGGATATTTGTTTGGGTCTGTAGTTGTTATTATATTTTTGGAGTTAATGAAATGAAAGAAACTAAATTTGGAACTTATATAGAAAAAGAAAACGACCCTACAAAATTGACTGGTGATAAGATCAAGGTCTTTGTGGATAGATTGAAAAAAATTGGAATTGAAGTTAAACTTGTGGGTAACTTTCCTTGGGTTTATATTGATGAAATCTGCGGTAAAAAAGTAACTGAAACATTTGAAGGAAATCATGGGTTTACTTTGATATTTTTACCAGGTAGACTCGATAGTCCTGTGTCAGAGTTTACAGATATTAAAGAAATTTTTAAATTAATTAGAAAGTATGTTGAAGAAACAAATTTAAGAATGAAAGATTCCAAAGATGAGTTAGATGATTCTGATATAAAAAGTTTATAAAAATTATGAAAGATAAAAAAATATATTTAGATGATGTTCGAACACCTGTTGATAAAGATTGGATTGTTGTTCGTTCTTACGAAGAGTTCGTGGAAAAAATAAATGAGATTGGTTTGAATAATATTGAACTAATTTCGTTAGATCACGATTTGGGGGACACTGCAATTGATGAATGGAAAAGAAATGTTTATAAAAATTATACAATTGATTACAATAACATTACAGAAAAAACAGGTATGGATTGTGTTAAGTGGTTAGTTAATGAGTGGATGAATGGTAAACCAGTTGTTGATGTTGTTGTTCATTCACACAACGCAATTGGAAGTGGTAATATGACTGGGTATATTAATAACTACCGACATATCAATCGTTTGAAACAGAACTGTATTAGATTTGAGTGGGACTATATAGTAGAAAAATAATAGAAAATGGAAAATTTAAATAGTGTATGTTATGTTGGTGTGATCGGTGAGATAAGACCAATAGAAAGAGCAGATAACATAGAACTTGCGGTAGTTGGTGGTTGGAATGCAATAGTTAAAAAAGGTGAATATAAAGTAACTGATTTGGTTGTTGTTGCGACTACCGACGCTGTAATACCATTGAAACTTTCTGATGGTTTGGGTGTGACTAATTACTTGAGAAAAGGACAACGAGTAAGAACCGTGAAACTTCGTGGAGTTTATTCTGAATGTTTGATAATACCAATAGGGAGTGTTCCTGAAAAATACAGATATGAAGGATCTGATTGTATGGAATTACTTAAGGTTTTCAAATACGAACCACCAGTTAAGATGGTTGAAATGAGTGTTGGAGGTAGAAAGGTTAAATACCACCAAAATCCTAACTTCCATGTTTATTATAAGTTTCCTAACTTGAAGAATGTTCCTGAGTTATTCACCGAAGAAGATAAGGTTGTTATCACTCGTAAAATACACGGAACAAACGCTCGTTATGGTATTGTAAGAAAGAAAAGATTAAGTATTTGGGATCGTGTTAGAAAATTCTTTGGTAATGAATGGGTTGAGTTTGAATATGTTTACGGATCACACAATGTTGAAAAAGGATCAACTTCTCAAGGTTTTTACTCTACTGATGTGTGGAGAACTATTGCGGAAGATTACGATATCCAAAAAAAATTATGGGATTATGTAAAACTATACTACACTCCTGAAAGATTGGGATCAGGTATTGTTATATACGGTGAGATTTACGGACATGGAATCCAAAAGAATTACGACTATGGGTTGACTGATATTCGTTTCGCAGGATTTGATGTTGAGGTTGATGGTGTTTACCGCGAGTTCATAACTGAAAGAGGTGTGTTCGACGAGTTAGATTTACCTAAAGTAGATTTGTTATACACAGGTCCTTGGGATAAAGAAATACAAGATAGTTTTGTGTTCGGTAACTTTATTGAAGGTACCAAAGTTCCGCATGAAGGTATTGTTGTGAAATGCTTGAGTGGTGAGCGTCACAAAGTAGCAAAAGTGATCAATCCTGATTACTTAATCTACGGAGAGAAAAATAATGTTGGTGACTCCCATTGATGGAGTCACCTTTTTTTATTATCATTTAAAAAAAAATTATGGCAACATTTTGGACAGAAGCAGAAGTAGAATTAGATGTAAATGACATCTATGAAAATTTATCAGATCGTGAAATTTTAAAGTTAGTTGATTTACTTGTTGATGAAGGTGTGGTAATATCAACAAACACAAGTAAAAATGAAAGTTTGAGTTTTATGGATGAGGAGTGGAAAAAAACACTTATAACTCTAATGAACAACAGACACAGACTTTCAAACGAAGATGAAGAAACAATCAAATCAATTGCAAATAAATTATAATGGCAAAAGACAACGACCTGATTTATGGGGTTTACGATAAAACAAGAGGAGTAGGTGGTTGTGATGACTACTTTGGGTACTTCAAAAAAGAATCAGATGCGAGAAAAGAAATGAAAGATCAATTCGAACATCTAAAAACAAAAAACCCAAAAGAAACTTTGAAACTCCATAAAGACAGAGTTGTAAAAGTAAAAGATAAAACAGAAGAAATTTTAATAATAATACACCCGATACTTGTGAGATGATGGAACCCGAAGAAATGATAAATATGTATATGAAAGAACTTTCTAATATGGAAACTGTAGAAAGTGTTACAATAACAAGACCTGATGGTTTTTATGATGAATTAGAATTGGAAGATAAACCCGTAAGTAATTCACCAACATGTTGGGGAACATTACAAGATGAGGAATTTGTTCCGGCATTTACATCAGTTCCAAAAGTACCGTCAGGTATCTATGAAGTTGTATGGAATAGACAACTAAACCAACACACACTAAAGAAACAACCATTCAAGACCGATGAGTTGTATCAATTACCTTCATACGAGATTACAGATATCTTAAAAGACATCCAAAACTTTTGGGATCGTAGAGACAAATACAAACAATATAACTTTGTTCACAAACGAGGTATTCTAATGTACGGTGAACCAGGTTGTGGTAAGTCAGGTATCATTCAGTTGATTTCAAAACAATTGATTGATAATGATGGTATAATTATCAATATTAAAGACCAAGACGATGTTGATTACTTTATGGATTTCATTGCGACTTTCAGAAAGATCGAACCTAACCGACCATTGATTGTATTATTAGAGGATATCGATTCAATTGCTGGTGAGAATAGCCATTCAACAAGTAGATTATTAAACATCTTGGATGGTGTAAAACAAATTGAAGATGTTGTTTATATTGCAACAACTAACTATCCTGAGAAATTACAGGATCGTATCACCAACAGACCATCTCGTTTCGATAGACGATATAAAGTAGAACTTCCAAACGATGATATTCGTGAAGCATATATTCGTCATAAGTTGACAGAAGAAGATATAAAAGGTATTGATGTTGAAGAATGGGTGAAAAGAACAGAAGGAATGTCCCTTTCACACTTGAAAGAAGTTGTAATTTCAACTATTGTTATGGGAAGGGATTTCGAAGAAGTTATGGATAATCTTGAAGGGTTAAAAAGGGCGCCAACAATTAAAGGGTCTGGAAAAGTTGGATTTGGAAGATGAAAAAAGGAATTTATTATGTACCACTATTACTAATAATAGTAATCAATATTGGATTCAGTTGGTTTTTGGAAGATTGGTACTCTTTATCAGGATGGGTATTTGCTTTGTTATTTTTGTGTGAAGTTTATTATTTAAGATTTTTAAAATAATTTAAAAAAGTGTTGGATTAAATTGAAATATTAGTATCTTTGTGGTGTAATCAATTAAACACTTTATATGTCCACCATCACTCAAGTTCAAAATTATCAAGGTTCTAACTCTTTCATCATCAAGATGAAAGATGCAATTAAGAAATACGGATCTTTAACCGATAAACAAGCGGCAGCGGTTGAAAAGATCTTAAATGCTCCTGTTGAAGCGAAACAAGTTGAGTTGAGTGATGATATGAAAAAAATTCAGGATTACACAGGGGAGAACTCTTTTGTAAAAGAGATTCAATCTAAACTTGAGAAGTATGGTAAGTTGTCTGATAAACAAGTGACTGCGGCGTTGAATCAAATTCAAAAAGAAGAAACAAAAGCGGCGACCAAACAAATGAATATTCCTGCCGAAGGAGACACCATTCAAGTTGGTCGTCGTATTGGACAAGAGATGAAAGAGACTTATGGTTTGGAGTTCAACCCAACTATCTTGGATATCACTAAAGTTTTGGCAATTTCACCTAAGGCTGTGAAGTTCGCAGGTAAGATGACCGTGAAGCGTTGTAAAGTTTGTATGTGTTGTGCTAAAAGTTTGACTGACGAATTTTCTATGTTAACTCAAATGGGTAAGACTTGTGCTAAACATATGAAAGTTGAATATATTAAAGACAAGAGTCAAGCGGATCGTTTCCGTGGGGAATACTTGAAACGAGTTGAGGAAATTGGTGTTATGGAATTCTGGGTTCCAAAGTCTCAGCTCAAAAATTGGGAAGGCAACTCAAGTTTTTTGTTGGAGATCTTCTAATGAAACCCCATCCTTAGTGGTGGGCTTTTAGGACCGTTATCCGTTAGGGTAACAATCAAAAGGGGGAATTCGCTACTCCCCCTTTTCTATTTTACATAAACCACTATCATTTGATTATGGTTGGTATTTTATTTATATTTACAATACTATTAATTGGTGTTTTAGGTAAACACAGAAAATTTTTAAAAGATGACTAAAGAACAAATGAATGAGTTTTTAGAATCCATAGGTGGACTTGAAAATGGGTTTCATTCAGACAGAGGTCCAATCAAAGATTCAGGGTTTTTTAGTGTTGGATCTGGTTGGTATCCACTAATTAAGGATCTGATTACTGATCTTATTGAATTAGGGTGGGATAAACAAACTTGTCAAGTAAAAGAAAAATTTGGTGGACTTAGATTTTATATTAACGGAGCATCAACTGAAGTTCATAAAAGAATAAGTGAGGCTGAAAATCTAAGTTATGAAACTTGTGAGACCTGCGGTGAAAAAGGAGAATTAAGAACAAATATTGGTTGGCATACAACATTATGTAATAAACACTATGAAGAACATAAGACAAATATTCAAGACTAATACACAGCTAATGGATCATCCTGAAGTACAGGAATTGATTGATTATTGTGTTGAGTTAGAGGGTCAAGTGGTTGAAAAGAAAATTGATGATACTTATAGTAAAGAAGAGATTTATCTCCAGATGCTTAAGGACATCTATGATAGTTGTGATAAAACTTTAACTGATGATCAGCTGTCAGAAAGATTCAATGAAACCCCAAGAGTGGATTTCAAACAGGCTGTAATAAATCTAAAAAAATATATGGGAGCCGTATCACAAATGTACGGGTTTATGTTATGAGTGATAATGAAAAACAAAAAGTTAAATTGGTAATGGTCGATGAGAGACCATATATTGTGTCTTTAGACAAAGTAGAAATCGGAGATAAAGTCATTGTAACGGTTGGTGGCCAATACCCATCCATTGTGGAATGTGAAAACGAAACTGTCTTAAATTTATTAACAGGGTCCAAACTGTCTTTGACTCAAGCAAGTAAAATCTTTATGGAACCTGAGTACATTAAATTCCAACCAGAACAAATTGAAAAGATAATTGAAAATGGCGGAATTTTAGAGGTTCAAATTGAAGATGGAGTATATAAATTTAGCTTATGATTAGTATTATAGAGACATATGTCCATATCTTAGGAATGTTTTTAACATTAGTTCTTTTGAGTGGTTATTTAATGTATAGATATTTTAAAAAGAAAAACAAAAAATAATGGCATATTTAAACACACCAATTCCAGTTGTTGAAGCATTCATCAGAGGAAACTTTCTTAGAGATCAAGAAGATTCACACGATAAATTATTCCCATGTTACATTTTTGGTATGTGTTCTATACCGGCTCAGGCACCATTATTTCATTTTATGATGGAAGATGGGGGTCTTTGGTGGAGAATGCCAATTCATGCTTTTTGTTGGAAGGAAGATGCGCCTCAACAAGAGTTAGATGAGTTGGTTTTGTGGGACTCATTTAGTTATCATGTTGGTGTAACTTGTTTCCCATTATTAAAAAACAAAACTTGTAAATTTATTTCGAGAAGGAGGGTTAATTATTCAGGAAGATACCTTTTTACCTTAGATTGGGGAAGTTCAACAGACATGAGCGAAACTGATTTTAGTTTTAGTGAATTTCCATCACAACATAAATGTGGTCATTTTATCGCCATGGATAATGGAAACTTTGCAATACAACCGAATAATAGATTATTAATCCACGACCCATCTTTCACGGTTAAAGAAAATCTTGTAATCAATAGAAAATATAACACAACTTTGTGGACCGCAGAAAGATCAAACAAATGGGTCACTCCTGATACTGATATAATGAATTACGATCACACAAACTTAGAACAAGGTGAAAGCAATCAAGAAAGATCAGAGATGTATAATAAGTTAGACGATGAAACTCATAATAGATCATAGTAAAAGTTTTTTCAACGGGACAGAACCATTAATTTATTTAGAATCAGAAAGAGAAAACGAATCCGCAAAATACATGTTTGAGAATGGATGGATTCCTTATTACGAGAAAGATCAAGAATTTTGGTACCAAACAAGATCATCCCGATTAAAAATTAATCAAATTTCGAATAAAAGAAAAAAAGAATTAAATAACATTAAAATTTCATCAAGTACTACTAATTCTAATATACAATCTCCATTAAGTTTTGATTGGTATAATTCAGGAAATTTTGAAGATTTCTATTTTGATGATGTTTTTTGGGGAAGAGTTATTTATATTGAAGATCAAGTTATGTTTGCCATAATGAACATTATTAAGGATAAAAAATCTTATGGTACACTTTCCTATTATTATTTATTGCAAAAGTTTTTTGGAAAGTATGAATTTCTGTATATTACTGACTTCTTTGACGAATTTAATTACAAAAAAAAATTACCAGGGTTCCAATTTTGGGACGGAAAAGAATGGATCTAAAATATTTATAAAAGGTATTCAATACCATAAAGTATAAATTCATTTTTATGAGAACTTTAGATTTACATGGAGTTAAACACGCAGATGTACCTAAATTGATGGATCAATTTATTTGGGAACAGATGAATAAAAAGTCAAGGGAAGTTGAGATCATCACCGGAATCAGTCAAGCGATGAAACAAGTAGTAATAAAAAACCTCAAAGATTATGACTTTACCTATAACGAAGCGTGGAACAACCCCGGTAAGTTAATTGTAAGTTTAGTTTAAAAAAAAATGTGATCCCCCGGTTGAAAAAGTCGGGGGTTTTTTGTATCTTTGTACTATGTTAGAAGTAGAAGGAAAAACATTCCATAAGTTTATTGAAAAAAAGAATTACAGAGTTGAACTTTATAAAAACTTCTGTGATATTGACTCAAAAAATAATAACAGTTATGCGTCAGTTCATATCACAAAAAACAAAGAAAACTTTTATACCGACACTCAACTATTTTCTGAGGATGATTTTGTTAATCATTATGGTAATCCTTGTGCGTCAGTATTTAGAATCAGATATAGATTTTTTATTGAAGAAAGTGAAAATAAAATTTCTTTAAAATATCAATTATACACAAAACAAAGAAGAGTCGGAGGTAAGTTTTTTGTTGAAAGAAAAACAACAGAATATTTTTCATTTAATTTCAAAACTAAATTGTTCTACTCAGGAACATTTATCACAAAGAAAAAACAAAAAATGGGAGCTC